AGGGGTAAATATTATTACACAAATAGGAACTGTATCATTTTTTGTAAATGGACCATCAGAATCTATTAACTCAACCGTGGTTAACTCTCTTAGAGTAAATAATGTTACAGCGGCAATTGGAGGGGCTAATCCACCAACAACTGAAGAAGTTAGACAATATGTAACATATAATTTTGCGGCACAAAACAGAGCTGTAACTGTTAATGATTATGAGTCAGTTTTAAGAACAATGCCATCACAATTTGGTGCTCCGGGTAAAGTTTCTATTGTTGAAGAAAATAACAAAATAAAAATAAAAATGTTATCTTATGATACAAGTGGTAATTTAACTGAGGTTGTATCAAATACTCTTAAAAGTAATGTTGCTAATTACTTATCTAACTATAGAATGATAAATGATTATATATCTGTTGAGACCGCAAATGTTATTGATTTGGCTCTTGATATTGATGTTGTTTTAGATTCTAGTCAAAATCAAGGATCAATAGTGGCTAAAATTATTAATATTGTTACCACATACTTTAGTCCTGCTGTTAGAGGTCTCGGTCAAAATGTTTATGTTTCTGAAATAAGAAGATTAATACAAAGTGAAAACGGAGTAATATCTGTGTCAGGAATATTCGTTTACAATAAAGTGGGGGGACAATATTCGTCTTCACAAACTTCTCAACCATATGAAGACCCATCAACAAAAATGATTCAATTAGTTGCGGATACTGTATTTGCGGAACCAACACAAATATACCAAATTAGATTCCCTAATAAGGACATTACAGTTAATGTTCTCAACTTCAAGACGATTAATTTCTCCTGATAATTTATTTTTCAAATAAAAGAATTATTTTTTGAAAATAGGAAATAAACTATTTATCAAGAAAGAATAACTAATGCCAAAATCATATAGAATACGTACATCACCCAATAGTGAAAAGACAATTAACATTCAGTTAGAACAGGATTTTGAATTCTTGGAGATATTGTCACTAAAAATTAATCAGGGTGACATCTATAATAGAATGTGTTCTGACTATGGTGTTATTATAGGTAGAGTATTAGTTAATAATGGGTATGGGGTACCAAACGCTAGAGTATCTGTTTTTATACCAATTGAAGATGTTGATATTGACAATCCAATAATTTCCGAACTTTATCCTTATCAAACACTATCTGATGTAAGTGCGGATGGGTACAGGTATAATTTATTACCTAAAGAACCATCTTATACTGGTCATGCTGCAACAGGTACTTTTCCATCGAAAGAAGAAATATTGACTGATCAATCATATGTTGAGGTTTATGACAAGTATTATAGATTTTCAGTAAGAACAAATGATAGTGGGGATTATATGATATTTGGAGTCCCAACAGGAACACAAACGGTTTTAATGGACGTTGACTTATCTGATATCGGTTGTTTTTCGTTATCACCTCAGGATTTAATTGATTCTGGTGTTGCGGTTGAGTCACAAGTAAATGGGTCAAAATTTAAAACATCTACAAATCTTAATGAATTACCTCAAATTGTTACCCTAAATAAAATCATTGAGGTTGCCCCATTATGGGGTGAGCCTGAGATATGTTTATTGGGTATTACCCGTGCCGATTTTGATTTAACTGCCACTGCTAATATTACCATAAAACCAAATGCTGTTTTTATGGGATCTTTAATATCAACAACAGATGATGATGCGGTTAAACCATTAACTTGTAAACCTAAAAATAACACGGGTAATCTGTGTGAGTTAGTTGCGGGGCCTGGTCAAATATTGTCAATTAGACAAACAATTAACGTTGATGAAAATGGTAGACCAATACTTGAAACTCACGAATTAGATCAAGATGGTAAAGTAATTGATTCGGACGGAACATTTTTAATTAATGTCCCAATGAACTTAAATTATATTGTTACTAATGAATTTGGTGAACAGATATTATCAAATGATCCAACTAAAGGAATCCCAACTAAAGGTAAATATAGATTTAAATTTAAATGGCAAAATGAACAAGGATTACAGAATCCTTTTATGAGGGGACATTATTTAGTTCCTAACATAAAAGAGCATGGTTGGGTAACTCCGTCTGTAGATCCACTAAAAGATTATCCCACAACACCTTATCAGTTTATATTACCTAATGGTACTTTAACATCATCATTTCCTTTAAACAACACCTCAGATGGTGGTTTAGTTTTAGATAATAAAATTAATGTGGGAAGTTTTACGGTATTATTAAACGGTAACCCTTATTTTGGTGATTTGGAAAGTATACCTATTACAGTAATACCAACAATTATTACAATAAATGTTGTTCCTGTTAATCCGGGTACTTTAACTGAATTTAATTATACATTTTATCAAAAACCAACTTACGATGCGTTAAGATCATATGCATTTAGTTTAGATTGGAATGACTACGGTGATAACACCACAACTTCAGGTCAACAAATGATCCAAGACGCAATTGATTGTGAAGATAAATTTTATGAATTCAATTATAATAAAGTTTACACCACATCTATGTTCTTAGACAGATATAAAAAAGGTGCTGGAAGGGCAAGACATTTAGGTATTAAAGAAATCGACAATAGAACTTGTAAATCTACCGTAAATACTTTTCCCGTTAATGATATTATAAGAAATTTTGATTTTATATTTTTTGTATTTAATTTGTTGATTAACATTTTAGCAATACCGATATTAATTATTTTATGGCTTGCTCACTTTATTGCGTTAATATGGCCTGTTTTAAAATACCTTTTGATTATTTTAGGAATTTATTTTGGGTATCAGGCGGTACAACAAGGTATTGATGTTGTAAATTCAATATTAGAGGGAACGACAGGATTCGCAGTACCTGGTGGACCTGTAATTAATGCGGGGGTAATATTAAGAATTGCTGCACAACTTTTAGCTGCGTTATTTAAATTAGCGTTATCGTTAGCGTTTATTGCTTTTACTGCAATTTATTTAATTAAGATTGATAATTTCCCAAGATTAGGTTTACCGATGTTATCATATCCTGAGTGTACAAGTTGTGATTGTGATTGTGGTAATGCTGAGATTGATGATGATATTGATGAAAATACTGTAAATGCAAGTATTGAAGAACAACAAAATGGTTTAGACGATAGTAATATACAGTACGCACAATCAACTTCATTTATCGCACCTGTAAATTTAGCGTCATCTTATACGGCACTTCACCCAAACTTAGAAAACTTCCCTGGTGAAGACAGTGATCAAAATAACAAAGGGTATTTTTATGCCGCAGGATCTTTTGGTCCAAGTATACAATATAAATCATTACTAAATAGAGTGGTTGATGATCAAGTTGGTGGTGAGGTCGTTGTGGATGCTGTTTTAGATTTTAGAAGATTATTTTCAGGATATGACATCCTTTCATCCACTACTGATCCAAATGCTTTTAATAAATATCATGCTCCTCAACCATTTTTATTTGCGGCTGAAAAAGACCTTGGAGTTCACTATAGATGGTTTGGGTTCCCTTTGAGTGAAACTTACCCACAAAAACTAAATGAATTTAATACAAGAGATAAATATTTTGGGAATAATTCACCTAACGTTGTAAGGACAACTGTAAATCCACAATTGAGTGTGGCGCCATATAATTTAGGGACTCAACCAACATTTACGGATCAAATTATTGTTGTTCTGGCTAACCCTGGTACGGCACAACAGTTAGGTATAGGGGAAATTGTTACTTTTCAAGATCCTAATTTTGATAATGGGTTAGTTATAAAAAGAAATATAAACTTAACAGGGGCAACATTAAATGATTTTGGTAACAATTCGGTAACAGGGACAACTATTTTATCTGCAGCACCAAATACAACTGCTAACGTCGTACCAATATCAGTTCCTTTACAGTATGCGGCAACTAATGGTGCGGCATCGAATGTCTTCATTAATATTATACAAACTGGTGATACAGTTACAGCGACAACTAAATCGGATTATTTAAAATACCCAACAGACATGGAATATTTCCAAGTTATAACAGGAGTTACTGTGTCACAATTTATAACAATGGCAAATTTTACAAATGGTACGTTATTTCCTGAAAGATTTTTAAGACACAAAATAAGTTATGTGATATCTAATCCGGCATCTGTTTCAACCAATACTTCACCATCTTTTCCAATATCATCTCCAATTGTACCACCAACATTTATTGATGGTCAAACATATAATAACGAAAATAATATACCACAAATACAAGCAAATAATTTTGATTCACTTGATTCGTTGGCGAATAATTTAAATTATGAGGTAATAATGTTTGTTAGAGGTGTGGATCCACACACAGAAAAACAAAATATAAGTTATGATCTTTCTCGTATTTTTGGTAATACAACATGGAATGTTCCGGGATTAACGGTTATTGGTAGTTATTATCTTAACCAACCAATTAAACCTGTTGGTTCCGCACCATTAAGTCATAACACATCTAATAACACAGTAAACAATTTATATTTCCCATCATTTACTTTTACAATCACACCATCAAATTACACTGGATTTACATCAACTTTACCGTACTATTATTTATCTACCGATGATGCAACAACAACACCATATAATGCGAATACAAACCCATATACACCCGTGGCGGGAATACCATTCCAACAAAAGTCATTGTTATCATCAAACCTTTGGACATTACTTGGTAATACAAACTTTACGTTACCAAGATCACAATCGGATTATATTGGTGGTGGGTCATTTATTGGGGCATCATTTAATACTTTGTTTACAACACCTGGTGTTTTTTACGCAACAGTTCCTGATGAAGATACTTACGGATATCCTATTAATAGTAATCAATTTTATGGTTTATATTCTCCGGCATATTTTAAATATCCTGCGTTATTAGGTGTTAATTTTAATAACAGTGCTAGAATTGTAATGAGAAGTGATAGGTTACCAACATCTACTTGTATAGATGTATCTCCTGGTAATAGAACGGCATATGCTTTACATCAAAATAATAAATTCTGTTATTATAAAGGTGATGGTGTTGGTTCACAACAAACAAATAGTTTTGCTAGCACTTATGAAATTGCCGAAAATTTAGATCAGTTTAGTGGTAATACAGGGTTGACACAAACACTTACTTGTGATGGGTTAATTTCACTACAATGTTATTCAGGAAGTGGAACAAGTGTTGGTGTTATACCGGCAAATCAATGTGTTGTACCTGAAAATAGAGTTACAAAAGGTTGTTATTGTTTACTAAATAAAGATAATAGTGATAACGATAAGCACTATTATTTAATTAGGGGTGCGTTTAAAGATGATGCAAGATTATTTATGGAGTGGAAAACAAGGTTTACATTGATTTTTGCTACTTGTCGTGGAGTATTTGCTCAAACATTTCAGAATAATTGGATAAATGGTACTTTATATATGCCATCTTTTAATAAAAGATCGATATATCCTGTCAGTAATTTTACTAATGTAACAACACCTAAATATGTGTATTGTCAAGATATAGTTGTTTATAATAATATTAGTAATAATTTTTATTATAGATCTTCACCTTGGAGTGATAATTCGCAAGAATTTATTGGTAAAGAAGTTCCTCAAGCCCCTAACTGGATAACACTTAACTTTCAACCGGGATATAATGATAAAAACATATTATTCCCAACAACAATTTTGGATATGGGTCCAAGAGATTCATATATAAGTGAAATATGTAACAACCCTAATTTTAAGGGATATATGAGTGATCAGTTTAGATCAACAAGTTATAATGATAACTCTGATATTATACAGATTGGATTTTTGTCAAGAATATTAAATCAAAATTTTAGACAAAGATTAATACCTATTACTACCGGAGGTAATAATTCAGAAGGTAAAGGTATAACTCAGTTTTTTAATAGTAATAGAGGTGGGGAAAGAATTGATGGTGATTTTGCTCAATCATTATCGATTAATTCAGAATTTAAAATTAATCCTTTTGTTGATGAAAATTACACAAATGTTGATATTTTTATTGGTGATGATGGTCAAAACGGAACAGATAGTAGACCTGTGTTTGGGGTATTTTATCAATCATCAAATGTAGAATACTATTACAGAAGAAAATTAACACCGGGGATAGAAATTTACAATATTTCACCACTTATTCAAGATTCCTATGGGTATCCTAAAACTCAAGTAGTTCCACATTACAAATGGTTATTAGACACATCCAATGTCATTTTTGGGTCTGAAGACAACAATTGGTATACAAATCCTAACCAAAGTGGTGGGGTTGGATTCTTTAAAAAGGGTTATCAAGATTTGGATTATAGTGTGGATCCTTATTTTACAACACCTGCGTTACAACCTGGTAACCCATTACCTTTAGTTCCGCAAGGGTTTATAACAAATTTTAATCAAAATACATTATTACCTAACCCTTATTATTCGGTAAATGGTAACGTTTATTTAGTCGGAGCTCCAAGCCATTTTTATTTTGGTTTGAATAATGGTAAAACAGCAATGAATAGATTCATAAACAAATATATTGATACCGCAGACATATAATGCCAGTTAATGATACAACAAAAATTGTTTTAGGGTCTTTGAGATATAAAGCATCTCCAAATACGGTTTTATCCGTAAATGTTGATTTAAATCAAAATGAAAAAGAATTAATTGAATTTGATAGAAATGTTGATTTAAGTTTACAGCAAGTTTTTAGTGATGAAAGACAAACAAGTACTATTTTTAGACCTGTGACAAAATATTCTGTAATTTTTAAAAATACATATACAGGATCTACAAACTACGCACCGTTTAAAAATAATTTATATTATACTAATGCTATCGCAAATACAATCTCAACTTTCCCTAACGGTAACCTACCCCCAACTTTACCTAACTTAACTGTTCTTTGGGAAGGATATCCACAATATTTTGAGTTTGATTTTATTAGAAATGATAATAATGTTGTTGGATATACGGTACCACCAAATAACCATATAAATTTTGTCAATAAAAGTGCTAGTACATATAATTGGACACATTATTTAAGTTATGCTTTTAAAAATGATTTTAATAAACAAATGTATGCGATTGATAATGTGACTACTACAAGTTGGGCTTGGGTTGCTTCGGACGGTATACCATTTATAATAACTCAAGGTAACGATGACTTCGGACCTGTTATTTCTTTTAGATGTCCAATGAAACACGGATTAAGAGTCAATGAATTTGTTGAATTAACATTAACGTATAATAACACTAATGTGTTTCAAGTCATAAGTTTAGGAGATCCGGCGTTTGGTAGTGATGAATATATTTTTAATATATATAATATTGGTTATATTGGTACAACATTTAACAACGGTAATACAGGTACATTTAAAAGAATAATAAATAAAAGTAATTTAAATGAAACTAAATCTAAATATTATGTTAGAGTACATAAAATTTTAACAAATGCTGAAGATGCGGTTTTAGTTAAGGCGGGATTTGAACAAAACATATATAATCCAAAAACTAAATTTGAAAATGGGATCTTAACACCAAATGGGGTTTCAAGATCATCTGTTAAAGAGGGTGGTCAGGCTTATTCCCTTTCTTTTAATGTTGATGTGGATGTACAACCACTTAGAGATAATCAAAATAGACCAATTTCAGAATTATATTTCACAACAATATGGAAAGGATATTTTGGATGGACAAAACGATTAAAACAAGGGTGGGGGTTTAATATACCACTTACTAATTCAATACCCAATCCTTGGTGGGATGTTTCTAATCCTTTATCAAATACTACAATTACAACTAATACATATAATAGTTCTACCGTACCACCTGTTGGTCCTTTTATTTACAATGAAAATTTAAACTACGGGGATTTAATTGATGGTGATTATTGTGAATGGAATGATTATGAACAAACAGAAAGAGTAATATCAAGATATAACCACAAAATAACATTTAATCAAACTTATTTTGGTTTAAATACTGATGCGCCACAATCTAATCAATTTGGATATTATTATAAACCTCACGATCCGATAGTGATAAGAAGATATTCAACCTATGTTGAAGAAGGAGACCCTTTAAAAGTTATTAATATACCTGATTATGCTTTTTATTCTAATTTATCAAATAGTTTTAGATGGAGAGATATATATCCATATGGGTTTATTGATAATGATGGGGTTGGAGTTGATTACCCATTTATAAATGGAAAACATTATCCATTTGTAAATACAATTTTTAGAATAACACCAGAAGGAAGTAATGTTGGTGTGGATAATATAACAGTAATAGCGGAACCATTAGTAGATGATTGTGAATAAATATAAAATAGTTTTACCTGAGAGTGATAAATACTTGAATATTCCATTGGAAATGAATTGGGATTTTCTTGGTAGGGATGATAGTATCGAAGAATATCAGGAAAAAATGGTTAAAGAGGTTGTTGGTGGTGTTAATGATTTTGAGGTCTTACAATTCTCACATAATCAATATGTTGATAATTTAAATTTTGAAAAAACGAATATAAATTATGAATTTTATTTTTATGATAATGTATTACCAATAACTTCACCATTAGTTACTAGTGCCAATTGGAATAATAGTTATTTAGATGAAGGATTTACGGTGGAGGAGGTTTATTATTATACAAAACCTTTTACAAATTCATTCTTTAAATTGGATTTATATGATACTGATGACGAAAAAACTCAAACACTTTATTTAACTATTATTTTACCTGTACAGCAAGGATTTACACAGTCAGTTTCATTAAGTGCGTTACTTTCAAATGTTGACATAAGAAAACCAAAATTTAGTTTGGATTATGTGGGGGATAAAGAAGGGTTCCATATATATTGGTTAAGAAAACAAACATATATTGATATAAGTCAATTTTATATGACCGCTAAATTTTTTGATGCTAGATTAGGTGTTTTCGTTAGGATGACAAATACCCCACAATCAAGTATTGCAAACAAATTTACATTTAATCCTAATGAATATTTTTACTATAAAGTTAATTTGGATTACACAAATAAAACTTATGAAGTTTATGCGACTTCTAACTTAACACAAAGAGTTGGTATTGATGGATTTCCAATTTTGTGGTATGAATATGTAAACCCGTAAGATGGAAGAACAAAAATATTATTTTAAAATATCGCCCGAAAATGTTAAACGAGACATTGTTGAGATTACGTATATTGAGAATACCGGATATGCGTATAGTGCTGACCCTTGTTGTTCTATAACTTCGGTAACACCAACTACATTAACTGGTTTTACTGGTGTGTATTCAGGTATGTCTCAGATTTTGTCGGGGGGAACTAATGGACAATCACTATTAACAGGATTGACAGTTCCCATTCTTTTAACTCAAGTTGCAACAGATATTGGATATTATTCGGTTTTTGATGGGGCAATACTACAAAAAGAAGTTATAACAAATTTTTTATTTTCGGCAACTACTAGTAGTCCATATACTTTTTACTTTTATAATACATCTGATACTGAATTTAAGAAATTTTTATCAGTATCAACATATACTGTTGATTGGGGGGATGGATCTCCAATACAAACGGTTACTTCTCCTGTACAATATACACACACTTATCCTGTTGTTAATCAAACTTATACAATTACACTTAAATCAACGTCTCCTTGGGGTATATCAATTGTGACTAAAACAGTAACTGTACCATTTACCAATGTTCCAATACTAAACCCAAATGGTGTGGCAACATTTACACCGGCTGGAGGTAGTTGGGCAAATACTTCATTTAGTTATGATTATATTTTTACGGGAGATTCGAGTACGGATATAAATGACTATATAAGTTCAAATTATACAACGGTACCATTTGTTATTACAGGATTTACACAATCAAATGTTAATGATTTAATTGTGTATGGCCCTAAATATAATTTATATGGTGGTAAGTTTAAGTTAGGAATACAAGTAACGGGAACATCTGAATCCGTAGGTACTTATTGGGGGCCTGACCCAACAAATACATATACTGCTTATACAATTAATGATATTCTTTATTATGATTATAATGATGGTACAACAGTATACGTAATTGATTCATCAGGTTTTACTCAAAATGATTTAATATTATCGGCAATAACTAAAAACGAAGCATTATTAAATGTTATAGATCAACCTGAAGTACAAACGGATGTGTATGTTGAAAGAGGTAAAAACTCAGCATTAGAATACATTGAACGACTTGGTGAGGTTGATAATGTTGGGGACTTAGAAAAATATGGGTATGGATTTTTTAATGTTGAAAAACAATGATTTTGAGTATTTATATTTAAACGATAAACAAATTTTAAAAACTAATAATTGTGGCTACAGGTAATTACGGAACAATAAGAAGTGCTGATGTAAGCCCTGATGACGTAGAAATAATTTTAAATTATACACCATCAAGAGACGAGACAGATAATTTTGTATTAACAAAATTAAATGCTAGTACGGTATTAAGACCTTATTTTCACAATAATACAACCGGAGGTAATCCAAATGTTGAAATTTTAGGTGGATTATATAATCTTAAATTACCTACAGATCAATTTAATCAGTTAGGGATCTATACATTATATATTAGACCTGCTGAAATAAGAACTAAAATACTTGATTGTGGTATTTTATCTGCATTACCAAACGTAAAAGGTATCATAATTGATATAAATAATGTACCTACAAATTTTAGAAATAAATTTATTAATCAAGGTTTAGTTGGTTTTAGAGTTGAATACTTAAATTCTGATGGAACTAAAATACCTAACTTTTTTAGAATTATAACCTCATCGTTTTATTGTGAACCGGTTGTTGAAAATTTAACGAACACAAGTCAAAAGTCGATAAGATATAGATATGTGGAGGCATCAACAAATTTAATTTTTTGTACGTTATCTCCGTCATCTTCCCCAACCAATAAACCAAACGCAACACCATTTATTGGTCAACCTGATCAAAACGTAATAATCTCTAACACATTCTTCAACCCGACAACTGTTGAAATTGAAATAGTTGAACACGATATATCAACATTGGCAATTGCTCTTTATGGTAATCAAACTAAATCTATGGATGATGGTATATACACAATCTATGATAGTGCAAACAATATATACAAACAATACAACCTTTATGAAATTAGAGATCAATTT